GTCTGATTCGATATTTGACATGAAGACCTTTAGGAAATAATATGTCATCAGGTCAATACAAAAGACACGACGGTTTTAATCCAGTTCAAATTAAAGATGGTATGGTTGTTCGTCTTCGTAAAGATGGTACCGTAAAGGCAACGCTAGGAAAATACGGGGAGTATAAGAAAAAGGCTTGGAAGGACAGCTCATTTAATTTATAGGGGGCATAAAGTGGATGATCTAAACATTGAAGAAATTAAACAACTAGTTAATTTCTACAGACATAAAGCACAAGAATTGGAATTTTCTAATTTGCAATGGCAATTAAAATATAACAGGCTGTTTTCTAGCAAGAAGATAGAGTCAACTAGCAAGACAGTAAAAAATAAATCTGAGTAAAGAGCAGTCGTATGGAATATGCACTTATTGTTGTACTATCCTTCATTCTGTCTTTTTTAATTATTATTTTTATAAGTTCTAAAAGAAAAATATCACGACATAAGGTAATGCATAGACAAAGCGATACTCATGCTTTTCTAAAAGAATTTTTTTCTAGAGAAACCAAACAATTAGAAAAATCAACGCAGTCTCAAAAAAGACGGCAACAGAACAGCACGAAAGTCATTGTTACAGAAGAAGACAAGGCATATTGGGTAATAGATAATATTTTTTATACAACAAATGTCATAAATGGAGTTCCAGATCTTGATAATGCGGTGCCAATAGATACCTCAGATATGTCCCAAAACGAACTTGACAAAATGCTTTTTATACTGGATAATTTAGATAGGGGTGACAAGAATGAACGTGGTAGTTCAGGGGACTAAAGAGTTTTCAGACTATAATCTATTTCTACGTGCCATGGGTGTTGCCATGTCGGGCATGGGCGAAGAAGATAAAGAGTTAAACATTTATTCTGTAGGCCCCGTTAAAATCAATATGATGGCAATGGAGTTTGTTAATCTCTCGGAGAGAGGGATGAAGGCACGTGGTAAAAAAATTAAATATTACATGGTTCCCTTTTCATGGGTAGAGGAAAATATGGAATGTATAAATTACTTTGCGTTTATGAGTAAACCTAAAGAATCGGTATCCAAACTAATAGCAAAAGCAGAATTACAAGGCAAGGAAGTAGGGATATTTAGATACTAATGACAACACAAGATCCTAGATTTTTTTGTTATAAAGAAGAATATTTTGGTGGCACAGAGTATATGGCTAGGCGCTTTCATATGGATGTTGCGCCATTCGTACCTCAACTTAAAGACTACAACTGCCTGGTTTTGCCAGGACAAATTGATATACCTTATAACCAATTGATAATTGAGAAAAAAGAAGTAATTATTTGGCTTCACAATTTGGTAGATCAGTTTGGAATACAATTATATCTTTTATTTACAGATAAGAGATTTTTAAACAAAATTAAATATATAATTACAGTTTCCGAATATCACAGACAAGACGTTATTAAAAAAACAGGAATAGATCCAGACAAGGTGATCGTAATTTACGATGCAATTGCTCCAATTGAAAATGATCTTGACAGATTTAAAAATGTTGATACGCCAGAAATAATTTATACATCTTCTCCAGGTCGTGGACTCGAAGTTGGACTAACCGCTTTGGCATCTCTTGATCTTGACTTTAGACTGAACATCTTTAATGAAATTGTGCCAGACTTAATTAAAATAGATTCAACAAATAAAAAAATATTACAAGATCCAAGGTTTTATTTCTATGGCAAAACACCTCACAGAACAGTTCTAGATCACATATCCAAAGCACACATTTTCATGCATACAAGCAATTGGCATGAAACATTTTGCCTATCTCTTACAGAGGCCTTAAGTGCTAACTGTTTATCAGTTTATAGCACATATGGTTCGCTAAAAGAGATTGGAAGTGGCTATGGCATTTCATATGATATAGAGGGCAAAACAAATGACGAACATGTAGAAATATTTAAAGAAAAAATAGTTTCTGCAATTAACACAATAAGAGAGGGCTCGTTTGATCCAAAAGATCAAGCAGAACAAATAAATAAAAAGTTTTCTTGGGATGTATTCAAGAATTCTTGGATTGATTTTTACGAAAAGAGAATATAATGTTTTTAACATATTTTATAACAGATTTAGGTCGTATGGAAAAAATAGTTTCCAAACATAAAAATCTAAATTGGGTTGGTTGGGATGTTGCAGATCGCCGTCGAACAGAGGCTGGCAGAACTGCTATTAACGGTGTTAGAGTAGATGGTCAATGGTACGTCCAGACAATTTATCCACTTACTAGCAACGGATGGGATATACCGAATAAATATAGGATGTAAGCATGAAGCAGCACCTTTGGAAAGATGATGCTTTGTGTCTTGGATCAGATACAAATGTTTTTTTTGATAAATACGAAGAACAGCCAGAAACAAGAAATCTCGTGGATTCTTCATGTCGTACTTGCCCAGTTGTTAGAATTTGTTTTGCCAATGGCATTTCTGGCAAAGAGTGGGGGGTTTGGGGTGGAGTATACTTGGAAGAGGGAGAAATATCTAAAGAGTTTAACAGCCATAAGACTAAAAAGGATTGGTCTTATATCTGGGAAGCAATAACGATGGGATAATTATGTATACAGATAATATGCATAGGGCTTTTCATTCTATACCCTCACCCAAAAAATTCTCCATAAATATTATTGACAATGAGCACTTTCTTACGATAAAATTGAACGAGAAGTCTTTCTTGCCGTTAACGCATGACGAGAAAATTGAAGCGGTGAAATATGTCACCCTCGTAAAGAAAGCGTTAGAGATGGAGGGGGCTGTTGTGTTGGTAACACGAGAGCCACTAAAGTAATGCAAACATTTTTGCCACATTCGACATTTGATAGCTGTGCTAGGGCCCTTGATAACAAAAGATTAAATAAACAGATATTAGAGGGTTATCAGATTCTCAATGTAAACTCTGGTATGTCAGAAACAGGCGGATGGCGCAACCATCCCGCAGTCTTAATGTGGAGGGGCCATGAAGGCAGTCTGTTGGAATATGTACGGTCAATGATAATGGAAGCAAAATTACGTGGCATAGGCACCGAGGGTAACGAAAAGAACATTAATCTTTTAGTATCTAAAATAAGATATAAATTGAACTATGGTGCTCCAGACTGGATGTTTGACAACTTAAAACTCATGCGTGTCATCACTACACACAGGTTTAATCTATTTAAAAAGGATCCACTATATTATGCTAGGTATCAAGATTCTATGTATAGCCCTTATAACATGCCATGCTGTCCTCAAAGCAAGAAACCCTGTCAATACTATTGGGTAACACACGAAAGTAGAGTACAATAGTCTTATGGAAATGTTAGCACTGATTTTAGGTATTTTTGCATTATCGTTTTTAGCAGCCTTTGTAGGAATGACAATGAGAATGAAACGAATGACTCAGGCATTTGCTGAAGTTTTAATATCTAAGGTTCAATTAGAGGCAGCATATAACAATTATGCAGAAGCAAAGAAATTTGTTGAAAATTCAGACATACACACACAAAACTTTATTAAGTTTCTCTCGGATTCTCGTGACTGGGCCTTTAAATATATTGAAGATGTTCAGTGTGGATTAAAGAATTTTGTTAATCAGGTTCAGCCACAGATAGATCATTACGCCAAGTATGGTGCTGTAGTAGAAGGCATGAACCCCCCACACGATTTTGCTTTAAAAAAAATATCAAAGGAACTTGATGAGTTAAAAAAATTTTTACCACAGGAGGTAGCAAATGATTGACGCTCGTGGTATCCCGACGTGTACCTGTCCAAACTGTGGGAACACTCTTTTTCAAGCACTCGTTTCCTTTGATCCAGAAACCTATACCATAGGCATGTATCATTTAGATATTAGATGTAATCAGTGTGGTGCCTTTGCTACTGCCCCAACCCCATTAGATCATCCAACACGTACCAGCGATTCGATATAGTTTAAAGATTATGAAACAGATTATACTTTCATTATTAACGGGTTTTGGATGCGGCTCTATATTTGCTGTATTCAAATTGCCAGTTCCAGCACCACCAGTTTTTGCAGGAGTTGCAGGAATTATAGGTCTCTGGGCTGGCTATGCTATACTAACTAATGTCATATCCTAGGAGGACCAAAATGACACAAAAAGAACTTAAGGCAATGCTTGCATCCTATGCACGTTCAACGGTAGGTGCAGCATCAGCACTTTATGTTGCTGGAGTAACAGATCCAAAAGATCTATGGGCAGCACTTGTCGGTGCGATCATACCAGTAGCGGCACGTGCAATTAATCCTAACGATCCAGCATTTGGACGTTTGCCAACAGCAGATGCTGTTGAATCTGCCTTGAAAAAGGCCAAGTCGACAAAGACTAAAGCGTAAAGATAGTTATCTATTTTAGTATAGAGGGGCGGGCCTAGTAATTGGCCTGCCCTCTAGTAATAGAGAGCATGATAAAGGATGAGTCAGATTGCCCACCCAGAAAAGTCCCCATCGTCTAGGGGCCTAGGACATCGCCCTTTCACGGCGGTAACACGGGTTCAAATCCCGTTGGGGATACAAAACCACAATTTTTTATTTTAATGAATCAAAAAGTTCTAAATATTTATTTTTAAGCACATCGACAGAAAAGTTATTCATTCCAATATCAAAAGCTTGACGCTTTGCTTCAGATTTATCTTGCCTTCTCAGACCAACATAATAATCAACAATTTTTGCAAGTTGTTTTGGATTTCCACCATAAAAATCAATTATGCACTTTGCCCTAAACTGTCCAATCTTTTCTGATTCACATAACCACTTGCTTGGCAGGACAGTATCATTAGGAGATATGTTTGTCATAAATACTGGCATCGCACTTATTAGTGCTTCATTCATTGGCAAACAAAGACCAGCATATCTTCTTGGAAGAATCATTGCATCAAAGCCAACATATAGATCCTCTCTGTTTTTTATATTCCCGTATTTTATTTTTAATCTAGCATCTCTTGGTTTTTCCTCAATTTCAGTTTGAGAGGTAATCACAAGGTCGTAATCTTCTCTAGAATACCTGAGCATTTCAAAAACAGTATTTGTGCCATTTCTATCCTTTGCTGCCTTTTTTCCAACAATATGCAAAATTCTATTGTGAACCTTCGATAGGTTTGTATCTCTTGCCATGGCAAAGGTGTTGGGGTCTGTTGGAGGCGGTAGGTGAACAATTCTTGATATATCTTTAAACTTTGCCCTCACATTGTCTATATTCCATAAACTAGGAGCAACAAAAACGTCTGGAGCAGTTTGATCTGGATGTTCCATATTAACTAAAAATTCATAGTTGTACTGAAGAACGGTCTTTATTCCCATGTCTCTGGACATGTCAACAATTATGGGACCATAAAAAGTCTCACAAGAAAAAACAACATCTAGTCCTTCAAGAAATGACCTGATTTCTCCACGCTTTGGATAGCCAGCACGAGTTGATGCATAGCTGTATCCTTCATACCAGTCTACATTTTGTCTATTTTTATTAAAAAATGATGAATCAATTAACATTACCTTGTATGGATCTAACATTTTTACCAATTCTCTGGTTTGATATCCTAAACCAGTATTATCAGATCTTGCAATTATTCCGAGTCTCATTTTTTATATCCAAATATATCGTCATCTGTTGTAAACTTTTTAGTACCCTCACGACCATCCAGATGATATGATCTTTTTATTGATCCATCTGGATGATAAATCCAAAGTTTATGTTTCTCCCAACCAATCTCACCATAAATCTTGCAGTCTTCTACTACAACACCATGAAACCCATCTTCAATGAATGTGCCCTTCCACGATTTTGGCAAAACCCCAGACCTGTAGTAACTAACCCTAGACAGATGTGGTCTTTGGCTCCATTGAGATGTTTTCATAAATCCGTCTTCTAGGCCCAACATCAAATGCTCATGAGCAGCAGGAATCTTGTCTTCAAAATGAAATCTAATAGTATTTGCTTTATTATATTCAAGCATGTCTAAACACTTTTGCCAGTCTATAGAATTGTCAGTAAGCGGAGCATCGCCTTCAATATACAAGAGAATAGGATTTTTTATTAAATGAATTGTGTCAAGCATCATATTGGTTTGATGTAGCATTTTATTATATACTATCGGTAAAACATTTTTCCACTCATGCAGACATTTCCATAGCACCCTATTTTTATACTCATCGTAATCTTTTTTACGATCCAGTTGTTCTTCACGAAGTCCATCTATTTGCATTATTATTTCGTTTTCTGGCAAATGTTTTCGGACAGAGGACATTGTTTCATCTATAATCTTAGTGTTTGGATGGCTAGGCAAAACCGAGGTAGCCATAATAATCGTAATATCTCTAGAATGCATTTAATTCCCTCATAATTCTAAATGAAAAATCTCTCTTATATTTGATCCACCAGCACACTATCTGATGAAGGTTTGCAGGATAATCGTTCATTAGTTCTGAATATATTTTAGGTAATTCATTCCAGTCGTGAGTAAGTTCTGCTGGTATTGAATGACCATAAACATAATCGTAATAATTGGTTTCTTTGCCCTTCGCATCCCTGCGATCTCCAATGGGAAGGGTAAGCATTTCTATGGCCTCAAAAAATCTAAAGGAATCTATCACCTGTGCACCAGATGGGGCTGGGGCGACCTTAGCACTGGCCAGTTTACGGTAGTACTCCAGTGGTGGGTCACCCTGTGCAAAGGCCTCTGTAGGGCAATATAGGGCGTTTTTCATGCGAGACATTGCTTGGGCTAGCTCCTGTCTGCGTTGATGTGTTATTTGTCCACCAAAATAAATATCATGCTCTTTAATAGGATAATTAGGAAGATTATTTTTTAAATGTTGTGGAACACCAATAAAAAATTTATTATATTTTGCGTGTTTTTCATGCGGATATTGAACCCAAATACTTATATTTCCGTGTTCGATAGCATCCACATCGAACAGTCCAGACTCATCTCCAGTTATGAACAACACTACACGTTTAAGATTTTTTAATTCTTTGCTAATCTGTTCTTCATTCCCTGCGTTTCCCTGGCCTGGTATTACAACAAAAGCCCTATCTTTCTTAGGAATACTGGTAACCACAATCTGTTCTACATGATTACGCTCAAAGGATAGCCTTAGCAGTTCGTAATCCCATTTGCCATCAGCAGCATCGAGTGGGTTTGTAGAATATATATATGCTTTATGTTCGCTCATAAAATAAATGTACCTCATGCTCATAATCTAAAATAGTTTCTTTATATCCAATTCCTATTATCCAGTTTCTAAGATCCCTAAGATGTTTATTCCAATACATCATCATAAATTCTGGATGGCCAGATAGCCAAATCTTAGGTTTGTATTCTTTTAATACTTTTTCTGCACCAGTTAAAACTGCCCATTCGCTACCTTCAACGTCTAGAGATATTGCAGTTGGTGGCTTTAATCCGTGGTCATAAACACAAGAGTCGATTGTGATTTGTCCATACGAATCTCCCTCACTGTGCAATTCTTTAAATCCGTGTGCAGCCTCTATTTGTGCATTTACCTCTGGTGGCCACCTGTCATTATATATTCTGGTTAATTTATTATTTTTGTTAGATGCAAATCCAGGAATGCAGGCAGTAGGTGTTGTAAGATTATTTGCTCTCCAAAGTGCTGGATAGTGTGACCATACTTTTGGATTTGGTTCAAAGATAATCACTTCTGCCCCCCACATTTGACAGAGAGCAACCATCTCCCCCTCTTCACCACCAACATAATACATAACATCTCCTTCAATGATGTTTTTATACATAGACATTAATCTTTTCTTTTCCCAACCATTTTCTGTGTACCATTCAGGACGATCTGCACGGTGCTTTGGCAATATAATTTCAAATGATCCATTGATAAAAGTCTTAATCATCTCTGTCATATGCCTAATTCCCTTAGTATTGTTTCCCACCTATGCACATAGGTATGTTCACGCTTTGTTCTTTCATGTCCACTCTTTCTTATCGATTCTCGCTCATCTTCATGCTCAAGATAATAGTCTATTTTTTGTTTTAAATCATTTAGGTCGCCATGTTTATACCAAACCATCTCATTCTCATTAAAATATTGATCGAGCCCCTTTATGGCAGGGTATATGGTAAATCCTCCACGACCAGTACTCTCAAACAATCTATCGCTGGTGTAGTATGGATAATCAAAGTTGATACTTAGAGTGTCACCTACCGCTATTTTGCTACGGGCATATATTCTGTTTAGCGCATCTCCACGCAGAGTTCCAGTATCTCCATCTCCTCCAACATGACAAAATCGGTCTTTGTAGGTTTCTCTTAAAAAATCTATCAGCTTGGGTCTAAAGGAATGTTCTTGATGATATCTTTTGCTTCCCACAAAAATTACATTATGATCGTAATATTTTTTATTGTAGTCTGGATGAATATAACACTCTTTGTCATATACTCCAGGAGGCATAAAGTGTCCTTTTACATTGGTATTTTTATTAAACCAATCAGCCATAAACTTATCAACAGTAAAGAAGTGTCCTATAGATTTATAAAATTCATCCTGTTCAAGATCCTGTTGTCTATTTATGCCAAACCATAAATCTAAATGATAGGTCATTGTTGTTATGCCACGTCTTTTTAATTCATTTAGGACATCAATCATGTCTACATTTCCAGGAGTTTTCCAACCATGTGTATGAACCCAAACAAATAAATTTGATTCAACCGCCTCATTGAAAATAAATTTACCCCTTGCTTCACGCTCTTGTAATTTTATTACCTCATGACCCAATGATTCAAGAGATGCAACATGATGATTCTCACTCGAATATGGAACCTGAAAGTTACCCAAAAAACTTATTTTAGCCAATTGTCCTCCACCAATAATATTATAGCATGATATAATAATTATAATAGGGGTCAAGATGAATTTTGTTTATATATGTCGTGGTGGAGAAAATCAAGAATTAAGATACTCTATCAGATCAGTCGTTAACAGCTTTCCAGATTCAGACATTTGGGTTGTTGGCGGTATTCCAAATTGGTATTCAGGTAAAAATATATCAATAGAGCAAAATTCTGCAAAATACGAAAATGCTATAGAAAATCTAAAAGCAATTGTTGGTTCTGACAAAACTCCAGAAAATTTTGTGTTAATGAATGATGATTTTTTTATAATAAATAAAATAAGCTCAATACAAAATTATCACGAGGGCTTTCTTTGTGACAAGATTGAGAAGTATAAAGACTTACAAATGGATCCAAACTATATTAAAAGACTTGGAGCAACCTATTGGAAATTGCAAAAAATGGGAATAGAGCATCCCCTAAGTTATGAAACACACACACCCATTATTATGTCGAAGAGTGGGCTGAGTGATATTTTGCGATATTGTCCAGTAAGTTTTTGGAGATCTTTGTATGGAAACATCTATCAAATCGGCGGGAAACAAATAAAAGATGTTAAAATATACCATAGGGAACAATATTCCTCTATGTCTCATGACTATAAGACATCAGATTTTCCACTTTTATCTACAGATGATGATTCCTTTTTGACTGTTAGAGACTCGATTTTATTTAATCGATTTGACAAAAAAACTAAATATGAAAGATAAAACTATCTCATAAAGTGATAGTCACCATCAGGACCATTGTTTGAAAACATACCCATACTCTCAAAGCCCTGTGAGGCAAGGTAGTCAATAACAACCTCTCTTTCAGGAGATCCAATATTATATTCCACATCCCTAAGTTCGATTATAAGATGCTCACAGGTCTTTAAAGATTCTGTCGCACCCATGATTACATCTAGTTCTGCACCCTGAACATCCATTTTAATTAAATCTGGTGCAGGAAAAGATCTATTCTTAACAACATCATCTAGGGTTATTGTAGATAGTTCTACAATTTTTGATTCATCATAAAGATATTCTGCTGGCTTGCTATACTTGGGGTTTTCTCTATAGTAAGAGTTTCCACCAAACCATTCATCGTTTTGATAAAACCTAACAATTTTGTTTGATTCATTACTTAAAACTCCAAGGTGGTAGTCATATGAATTTTTAGAATATAAATTCTCAAATAGATCGATTGCATCAAATAAAATTATCTTTGATTCTGGCCATATTTCTATTGCTTCGTCTGTCCAGTGCATAGCGCATGAACCAATATCATAAGCTACCCTTGGATAAAATCCAAACTTTTCTTTGATTTTATTTAAATACATTTTATGATTATTAGGAAGAAGCCTACGAGATCTAACAGCTTCAATATTGTCTAAAACTTCTTTACTATATTTTTTCATTTTTTAAATACCTCATCGCTCTTTCTAATATTATCATATCGTCTTTTAACAATCCAAGTGCTACATTGCAAGCATTACATAGATATCCTCTAAACTGTTTACTTTTCCAGTCATGATCTAAGTAGTATTTTTTATTTTTTTTATGACAAATTGGACAAGCATGATTTTCGGGTATAGGGTTAGACTTTCTTAATTCATTAACAACTCTACCTTTATCCCCAGCACAAGGTTTGCAAATATCTTTATAATGAACCTTTACTGGTGTTGTATGATTAATTACCATCTGACTGAGATTCTTTTCTTCAAGGCATATTCTACATATCATATTTAATTATCCCATATTTCGGCGGGAATAGCGAGAAGCAATTGTTGTCAAGATTACACTTGCTACAAATTTTCACGTACAGCAGGTAAGATTCGAACTTACGATGACCGAATTATGAGTTCGGGGCCTTAACCAACTTGGCTACTGCTGTTCATTTTTTCGTCTCGTTGATCCACTCTTTTCAACATTTTGCTTTCTCTTAATCTTTCCTTCTGCGACACCAGTCCAATACATATGATAATAGTTTATATCAAAAGAAAATGTCTTGAGGTGTTGAACATGAGCACCTGTATGAGCGTATGCTTGAATACCCGCTTCCTTTACCCTTCTAAAGAAAGAAACATCCTCACTAATAAATTTATTTGCTGCTTGTTGGTTTTCACCAAACATAGAAAACTCTCCAGAAACTTCACGCACTTTTGGCACAATAGATCTGTGCATCAATACAAATCCAAAGCCACCAACATCGATCGGTATTAGTTGGTTTTGCGGTAGCGGATGAATTGCCCTAGTTACGTATTTATTGTCCGTGTCCATATAAAGAGCGGGTGTTGGCTCCATCAAGGTTTGTTCGTTTTCTTGACTTACAAAGTAGACACCAGTTACTAATGGTTTTGATTTCTTTTCAGCGGAATCCCAAAGAAGCATAAACGCTTCAGTACTCATTACAATATCTGAATCAATCCACATCAGCCAATCTGTCTGCATTTTGTCATACCAGTAATCAATCAGAGATTGTCTCTGTCTGGCAATCTGATTTCCCTGAACACGTATGCTACTTACTACTCTAATTCCCCTACGATTTGCATCAAGCATGGTATTGATAATACCGCTAGCAAACCTACCCTCTACCGTGCCACCGTCACACCATGCAAAGGTAACAGCTTCTTTTTCGCTATGATTAGATGCTGGCTTGTCTTCGACCCTCTTGTGGTTGCCCGTGCTCTTCTTATGCCGCTTTGACATTCTTGTGCTCCCTCATATGACGTGACAGCGTATTGTAAGCAAAGATTCCCCAACGAACCTGAATCTCTTTACCGCATTTGTCACAAACCACCGATCTGCCCTTTTCCATATTTTATATTATATACTACAAAATATCTTTTGTCAATTCAAAAGATTTTTTCTCATATTCCATGCTCTTCCATGTATTTTAATCTCTCGGCATAATGATCAAATTGATCCGATATGGGCCCACCTTCGTTTTCCATATTCATAATGTCATAATGATAGGCATCTGAATCTTCTGTTACCCATTTATTGGCATCCTCCACGTCCCATTTGTGAGTATTGATAAGTCTGTGTATATAGGGTTTGCCAACCTTAGTCGTAAAGGAGGGTTCCAATATGAATATACGATTATTTGGCTGAATAGCAAAGTTCCCATCATCACGCTGAATAACATGACCACACTTATGCTGTCCAGGATTTTCTGAATAGCCATCATCAAGAATGTTTGAATCTCCACTGTACCAGTCGAGGGTAAATAAATATTTGCCAGATATTGTAGTCCTGGTTCTATCCCTATAAAACACACGAAGGTTTGCAAGGTTTGAAAATTTTGTGACGGTAACGAAAGGACTAAATGAATTCCACAGCACTAAATTATGTATATCAACTTCTGGTACATTCGGTTCGGCACAGAAAGCATTGATGGGCATTCTCCACCAGAGACCTCCGTCTTCCATAATAAAATGAAATAGGGGGCTTCGGTTTGGTAAGCTGGATACGCCGAAAATCACACAAGGAAAATATTTGTCATGACTGTCTCTTTGGTTCCGCAAAAAATTGCCACGGACATAACATTCAATAGGAGGAATGTTCGCATTTAATTCAGGCATATATTAATTCTATCACTTCTTGGAGAGATCGGCCAGGGCCGCACACAGAGATAGTAAAACCATCATACGCCCTTTTGCAGGGCGGTATGGTTTAAAAATTTCCATATGCGTATTCATCACTAGACATATTCACCATTTTAGATTTGCCACATATGCATAGTGGTTTTTCATGAACATTTTTTGGATTCAGTTCTGTAAGCACCAATGTCATTACTGTTTTACAGACAGGACATTTGAATAGCCATTTACTCTCCACGTGCCACCTTCGCTGCTAGCATTCTCATTCCCAAACCATTTATCTGAGCAGGTCCGCCAAGATCTAAGGCTTCAATTTCTCTGGCGATACGCTCACGCATCTCGTTTTCCACTGCCACAATAGTTCTATGCACTACCAACCATTCTGGGCTCTCAAAATATCTTCTAGTCTCTTTCCAGAAATGCTTGCCGACCTCAGTCGTTATCTCGTTCATCTATTTCCTCATCCCACGATGCTTCCCAGTCTTCCATTGTTTTGGCAAATCTGATAAGACATAAGCCCAAAAAGGAAGAGACAACAGCAAAAAATGCTATAACGAATAATACAATTTTTTTCATCTCAAAACTCCGCTTCGTCATCTTTGTGCTTCTTGTCGAACCTGTCTATGAATAGGCCAAACCCATATCCCATAACAAAGCCCACCAGAATGAAAGAAAATATCATCGCCATATCAAATAAACCATCATAAAGCATAAGCCAACACTCCTAATAGAAAACCAATGATAAAAGACATTAGAGCAATAACCGATAGGAATCGCTTCTCGAGATATCGACTAATGACGGCACGTTCTACCTCACGGTCTAGCTGATAAACCGTATCATCGATAGTATATTCGCCCATATATTTATTATACCCTAA